CCGGTTGGCGTAGTTCCTGCAATCATGGGATATCACAGATGAGCAAATATGTCAGACATAAAAAGAAAGATGATAATCACAAAGAAATTCAAGCGCATTTTGAGCGAAGTGGCGCGGGCGTTAAAGACGTGTCTAGCTTGCCTGATTTTGTTGATATTATTATCACTTATATGGGCGTTGCGGTGGCTGTTGAGATCAAAGACGGAGAAAAAGCCCCCAGTTCAAGGAAGTTGACGGCTGGCGAATTGGACTTTAAAAACTATTGGGAAGCGCACGGCGGCAAGTGGGCGCTGGTAGAATCAATCAAAGACGCTGACGGGTTGTTGGCATCAATAGCAGAGAGGTCATAACATGCCATGTATCAAGATAGGAAATGGAATTTTAACGGTAGCAGGGCCAACGCTAAAGCTGGCAGGCTGTTACTTCGAGATGCACAATTATTGTGGGCCTATGAAAGTCGGGAAACATGGAGGATCGGTTAACCCTGATTTCCCAAGCAAGTTCTGGGGGCCGTTCGAGCGATGGCATAAAACAGGAATGCGGGTTGATGCGGTGGGAAACTGCATCATCACAAGAGTTGAGTCAACAGCGGAGAGCCCAAAATCATAGCATTGAGACAATCGCAATAAGGTAGTATAATAAAAGTTTTGTAGGACAATAATCATGGCGAAGGACAAGAAAGATAAGAAAGTGAAAAAGGGGCCGGCCACAACTAAGCTAGTCGGCGGTCATAAGCCACCTAAGAAGAATTAGTCAAGGTGGAATTGTTCGACATACTGATATTCCTTGGAGTGTTGCTTGCAATGCTCTTTTCATCGCAGCCCAAAAAGACAGCAATGGCTATCTGCTTGGCGGTATCGTTGTTCGGCCTAGGGATGTCAGCGGGGACTACGTATTATCAAGTCCCTGATATGATATTTCCGCTACAAGCTGTGAATGAAGTCTGCGGCGCTTTGTTAATATTGGCTCTATCGCGGCAACTGCAGGCAAGGAAAGAGAAAAGGTTCTTTATTATGATGGCAGGATTGTTGTTAATGTCTAGCGCATTGAATAGCATCTTTCCACCAATTTATATTAGGGTTGAGACTATGACGTTTACGCCCTACTTAGTTTTATTTAAAACAATCGCAGTTCTACACGTCTTCACAATGATGATGTTTGCAGATGGAATTACAAACTTTGCTAGAAGTATTCGCGATAATCTGCTTCATAATTGGTTCGCTCGCTTTAATTCGTGAGATAAACAAAGATGATAGATCAGACAGATGTAAAGGCGGCGATCGGTGACTCTCCTAATGAGATTTTCTTGCGTACGGGTCAGTTTGTCATGGCTGTTAGCGTGCTTGCTTACCTCGGAATATCAGGTTTTGGCATAGAGCTAAAGGGCCATTCTAGCCTTGCGCCGGTTGTCACTGGTTCGGCGGCATTGTTCATGATGATGTACGGGGCATATCTGAAGAAAAAACAACACCAGGAGAAGCAGGCGCATGAAATCCGGCTGGCTTCGGTGAAAGCAGAGGTGAACGATTGATACACACAAAGAATTTCAATCCCCTGATTGATAAGAAGCTATTGTGTACTTGTGGTCACTCAGAATGTGATGAGAGAAGTGTCAATCAGGAAACGTTGAATCAGGTTCAGCTTGTACGCGTAGACGCCAACCGCTCTCTGCGCGTTAACTCAGGCGGTAGATGTCCATACCACCCTGACGAAGTTCACCGAACTACCCCTGCTGATCATCAGAATCGTGTAGGAATTGATATCGAAGTCAACAACGGTATCGAGAGACTTGAGCTTGTGACCCTCGGATTGAAACATGGCGCGACTGCAATTGGTGTGGCTAAAACATTTGTTCACCTGGCGTGGCGAGACACAAAGCATCATGTTATGTGGACTTATTAACATCATTCAAGGGTTGGCGTAATGGGTAAGAAGTCAAAGCGAACCAAGCAGAAGTTTACGCCATTTCCTATCTTAGAGATGGAAAGCAAGATAAAAAACTTAGAATATCGCCTATGGCAAGCAGAAGTGATGATTGAAGCTCTGGAACGACAGTCTGCACCAATCAACCTAGCTCCACCTTTTAACTTCAGGGCTGATGGTGTTGCAGGCTTGCCATCACTACAGACCCACATTTCACAGTTCATCCGAGAGGGTAATTATGACTAATGGCATGGTTTAGCGGGATTGCAGGAATACTAAAGCCCGTCGCAGATGTATTCACGGCAGGCACAAAGCGCAAGCAGGCAAAGGAATCCGGCGACAATAAGATTCGTCTCGCCCAGGTTGATGGTGACAACTCGTTAAACCTGACTGATGCAGAGTGGGAAGCGCAAAGCACTGCTAAGCAGGATTCAACGTGGAAAGACGAGTACGTGACTATAGTTTGTACTACGCCTTACGTTTTGATCGTTGTCGGCGCACTCGCCACAGCTTTCGACGAGCCAAGAATACTTGAAGGCGCAATGGCGGGAATACAACAGCTAACAACCATTGGCATTGATGTCGGCGGTATGACTGAGGCGGTTGTCTATGCAGCCATTGGCCTTAAATTGTGGCGCGGTAGATAGGATCAATAAACATGAGAATCATATGACTACGGGCAGACCTACAAAGTACAACGCAGAGATACAGGCAGCGGCAGACAGGTATTTGGAGAAGTACAAAGACCTAGGACAAGTGGTCCCAACAGTAGTGGGTATGGCTCTCTCAATTGGAGTATCAAAGGCAACTATCTACACTTGGGCCGAAGCTCACCCCGACTTTCTGGACACCGTTAGGGATTGTGCGGGGATCCAAGAGAGGGAATTGATTACCGGAGGGCTTAACGGCAAGCATAATTCAACCATTGCTAAGCTGCTTCTGCATAACCACGGACACAATGACAAGGTATCTACGGACGTAACAAGTAGCGACGGTAGCATGAGTCCCAAGGACCATAGCCAAGCTATCTTGGACGCGCTAAGCCGAAAGCATGACACCTGATGAAATAGCAACCTACCGAACTGACCTGCTTTCATTCACTGAATACATGTTCTTTGCGCAAAAAGGCGTTGAGTTCAAGTTAAACGATCATCAACGGCAGATATGCACAGCAATTGAGAAGGTCGTACTAGGCAGGATTAAGCGGCTAATTATCAACGTTCCACCGAGAGCAGGTAAAACCGAGTTAGCTGTCATCAATGCGATTGCATGGTGCATGGGTAACTTCCCCGATAGTGAGTTCATTCACGCAAGTTACTCGAAGCGATTAGCAACGAACAATACTTATAGATCCAGAGCAATTATGCAGCATGAATCATTTGCTGAAATATTCGGAGACATAGGGTTCTCTAAAGACTCATCAGCCAAGGATGAATTCAGAACTGATAGCGGCGGCGTTGTGTACGCGACTGGCGCTGATGGCACTATCACTGGTTACGGTGCTGGCAAGATGCGTGACAGTTTCGGCGGCGCAATCATTGTTGATGATCCGCATAAGGCTGGCGAAGGCAACTCAGACACTATGCGCCAGAACGTTCTCGATTGGTTCAGCACCACTGTTGAGAGCAGAAAGAATTCACCGCACACGCCTATCATTATCATCATGCAACGCCTTCACGAAAACGATCTAAGCGGGTTTCTGTTGGGCGGTGGCAACGGCGAGCATTGGGAACATCTATCAATCCCTGCAGCCGACAACGACATGACCACCTCATTCTGGGAGGAACAGTTCCCGCTTGAAGACCTCGCTAGGATGTCAGTGGCAGACAGTTACAAGTTTGCTGGTCAGTACATGCAGAACCCCGCGCCAATCGGTGGGGGCATATTCAAGGACGGCTGGTGGCAGCATTACGACGTTGCTCCAGTATGCGAATGGCGTGCTATCTACGCAGACACGGCGCAGAAGACTAAAGAACACAACGACTACAGCGTATTCCAGTGCTGGGGCAGAACACAGCAAGGGCAGGCTGTTCTCTTGGATGTCATACGCGGCAAATGGGAAGCTCCAGAGCTGCTTCAGCAAGCCAAGGCATTCTGGGCTAAACACAAAGCAGAGATTGGCATGGGTGTAGGCACGTTGAGATACATGGCAATTGAGGACAAAGTGTCTGGTACTGGTCTGATACAGACTCTAAAGCGTGAAGGTATGCCAATTAGAGCGGTTCAACGCAATACGGACAAGATAACCCGAGCGATGGACGTGGCTCCTCAGATTGAATCTGGACGGGTAATGATCCCAAGTTCTGCCGACTGGCTGTCTGACTTCATGCGAGAGCACTCACAGTTCCCCAACGCTACGAATGATGACTTGGTTGACCCTTGCATGGATGCAATTCAGGACATGCTTATTAATCCTGGCTCGCACGTCACAGCCAAGGTGGCCAGACCAATACCTACAATTAACAAATGGTGATAAACTGTCATCATTCCCGAGGGTAAGACAATGGCACGACAATCCAAAGAAGAACGATTACAGGCTGTACACGCTGATGCGCTGACCGAGTTTGACGACATTCAGTCCGCAGTTCGTGACGAGCGATTGCAGTGCCTTGAAGACCGCAGGTTCTACTCGGTTGCTGGTGCTCAGTGGGAAGGTCCGCTAGATGATCAGTTCGCCAATCGCCCTAAGATGGAGATCAACAAGATTCATTTGGCTGTCATGCGGATTATCAACGAGTACCGGAATAACCGTATAACCGTTGACTTCATCAGCAAGGAAGGCGCGAAGGATGACAAGCTTGCAGATACTTGCGACGGTCTGTACCGATCTGACGAGGAGTTCAGCGGCGCAGATGAGGCATACGACAACGCGTTCGAAGAGGCTGTCGGCGGCGGCATAGGTGCATGGCGCTTGCGTGCTGTGTATGAAGATGACGAAGATGATAGCGATGACCGGCAGAGAGTTAGCATAGAGCCAATCTATGACGCTGATTCCTCGGTATTCTTTGATCTCGGCGCAAAGAGACAAGACAAGTCAGACGCCAAGCGCTGCTATGTACTGACCAGCATGACCCGTTCAGAGTATGAAGAGAAATACGAAGACTCGCCTGCTACATGGAACAAAGATATCACCATGGACGAGTTCGACTGGTGCAAAGGCGACAC